ATAAGCTACGTTTTCTAACTGAGCCGCTTTTACCGCATCGCCATCTTCAGCGTTACCCAAATATTTATCGGGATCTTGTACTCTAAACGAGGCCAGTAACCCTTTGATCGCCTCGATGCGGTTAATCTCCGGTAAGTTAATTGTCATGTTAAATAGCTGTAGTGCATCCTGACGTTCAAGCTGTTCGGTTAACGGCTGCATACTGCCTGCCTGTATCTCTATCTTGTAGCGTATACGCAAAAGATCTGCTGTAACTGCTTCAAAAACAGGATCTTCCGTGTCTTGTGCCACGTTAACCAAAAAGTCATCAGGCAAATAACGCTCATCGGCCATCATGCGTAATGAGTTACGAACAATAGCCCGATACGCATCGGCTACACGTAACTGCATCCACTCGCGGTTAACTTGTGCAAAACTTGCAGACAAACTGGCTTGCGTAGCTGTGACTTTTGGGCCACCGCCCATCGCCATCTGCGACACGTTTAAACTTTGTTCTTCGTAACTTTGTGCATCCGACTCCAGACCCAACTGATCCGGTGGAGGATTTCCAAAGTTCATTTCGCGCATCGAGGTACTCGGGTCTTCCACCCAGATGATCTCACCGTCACGACCATTCTCCAGTGTATCGCCAATATCCTGATTTGCTTCGCGTTCCCTGCGAGAGGCTAAGACCACACGCTGAAAACGCTTCAAAAGATCGGCTCTGCGCGACACCGATTCTACTATAAGTGCTTGTGTATCCTCAACATACGCCATCGGAGGCTCACCGTAAAACGAGCGTTCGGTCTGATCAAAACGCATCGCATGATAAGGAAAGCCTCCGTCCATCAGGTATCCACCGGCAGGCTCAAACTCGCCTGTCATCATTTCTTCGCCAGTGAAAGGATCGGTTTGCGTAATTGGCTTCATCGCCAGGAACGGATGATCGACCTCTTCAATAGGCTCGTTCACCCCTTCAGCAAAAGTAATACGTTTTTTATGCAAACGGTCATGGACTTCGTATAGACAGACCATCTGACCTTGTTTAGCATGTTGCACCGCATCATACTCATCGCTATGAGCCGCATCTTGCATGTCGTAAATAAAAGCATCAGCTTGATCTTCATCGGACATCGCTTTTATCTGTCGTCTGTTCTGAAACCTATCGTCCTCTTTAACAAACTCCAGCGGCACAATCATTTTCTCGATAATGTATCTTGCACCGGAAAGTTTATGCGGAGGACATAACGGATCAACGTATACGTTAAAAGGCGAAACGCGATGCACATACGGGAAGTCATTTTCCTGAGCATCGTTAATCGTATAAGGCGCAACAATATCTTCATCGCCTGGAGGGTTATATCCAAACTTCAACCAACCCACACTACAAAACAACGCATCAAAGATAACCTGTTGCACTTCACGCTTGGCATCCATCTGTTCCAATGTAGCATTAGCCACACGTTCCAGTATCTCAGCCGCAAAGTCTCTCCCAGGTTCCTCAACTTTAAAAAATACGTGAGGATAATTAAAAGAGACGCTGGCTATGATCTGACGGGCAAGCGGATACATACGGGATATTTTAACAACTTTATCCTCGTCGAGGTTTGGAACGTCAAAGTCAAGCTCATACGTCTTGAGAAGTCTGCGCCACGTTTTGTGGCGAGTCTTCATGTATTTTCGACCGTCCTCTATGGCTCCGCGCCAGTATTCGATCTGTTTTTCTTTCAAACTATTTGCCCTTGCCACCTTTTTTCAAGTTGTCTGACCCTGCTGGCTTCGCCTTTACGCGAGTGCCTTTTTTACTGCGATTTGGCTTAGTCGTTGTTGGCGTTCCGTTAAACCCCTGCATAGTCCTGTCTCCTTGTTATGCTGTTGCGTATCGACCTTTGCGTACGCCCCAGCCATGCTCCATCATATCAATAACTTCCTGTCCGGTTCCTTCATAAGGTCTTTCTTCTTCTGGCTTATGCGGTTTATATACATGCATCATCGCATAACGTAATTCATCTGCTGCGTGATCTTCTGCGTGAGTGTCCAAATCCTCTGGATTCTTTGAGCTTCTTGGTAAAGAGGGCATCGTCCTAACCAAAGCATCGTTCCACCCATTGAAACAGTAAAAGCGTTCTTTAATCAACGCATCATTGACCACTCTCCATCCAGTTATACGATCATTATTTGCTCTTGTCAAGTATATTCCACGTTCGGCAAACACATCCGCAGGCGAATGGTTGATGACTTCACTTAACCTTCTTTTAACAAACATACTTGGATCGCAATACGTTGCCTGCGGATAACGGCCCTTTGTAAACGGGCAGCTTTCTATCATCCTGGCAATATTATCGGCATGTTGCGAAGCTGTAGCGTTTGCTTGGTAATACTCACTAATGCGATATATGTTCCCATCATAGTCTACCGTATACAGGCCATAAGACGTTGGAGCGGCTTCGCCATAATCCATTCCTCCAAACAAAGGCCAGTGTTCGGGTATTTCAAAACTATTCACAAGTACTTGTTTTTCATGCCAGTTAGTGAAATACTGACCTACAAAACTATCCCAATCGCCCTCCAGCCATGCTTTGACTAACTGCTCATCACCCACACCTTCCAACCGCTTAATATAGCCAGGATCTCGATCCAGTAATATCTTGTTGTCCGTAACCAAACTGCGAATATACATACGATTCATACCGTCATCGCCCTCAATAACTGAAGACTCTTCTCCGGCATCAATGTAATAATCTTTTACGTTGTTATGGTTTGGGCCACCGGGGTTGCCCGATGCACGTATACGTTTTGTCGGAACTTCTGCGGCACCAGTGCGTAAACAGGCTTTTAGCTTGTGATACGCTTTCATGTCATTCCAACTGGTAAGCTCGTCCCATCCAATCCAAGTATATTGCTGACCTTGAAAATGGTCTGCATCCGCTTCATTTTCCAAGTGCCGGAGCTTTAATGTAGACCCATTTTTAAAATTCCACTGGTGTGTACCCACTTTATATTCCGCATCAGGATATGCGGCACGAAAAATTTGGCGTGAACGGTCAATAATCTCGTCCAACTCAGGGTAAGTGCGCCTAATCAGCACCCCTTTCCAGTGTTCACCGTAAGTATCTACGTCTGCAAGGAAGTCTCCAAGCAAAAATTCTGATTTTCCACCACCACGCGCACCGCCAAAGAACAATTCATCGACAAAAGATGCCCGAATTGCTTTTTCTTGCGGCCCAGGTTGCGGCATCCAAGTCATTTGGCTTTAACCTTGCGTCTTTTAGGGTTTTCCACCGGAATATCTTTCCAATGCTTGTTTTCACGGTGTAAACTACCCCAATTATCGACAATCTTAGCTACTCTACTGTCCGTAGGGTAGATTTTCGGCCTGTATAATTGCTCTTCAAGTACCATCAGAATTTTCTACTGTATAAGTCGTTTCTACCGCTTTATCCATCTTGTTGTTCTGTTTTAACCATTCCTCGTAGCTGTCAGCCCTTGGAGGCACATTCAACCCCTTCACCTCAACGGTATGCTCAACCTGTATCCGGTGATCGCCCACTTCTTCACGTATCTCCTTTAAAACCTTCAACTTAAGTGCTACTCGCCTATCCTCAATCTTATTGTACAAATCCTCTAAGGCCAGCACCCTGTTCTTGCGAAAAGCTAAAGGGACATCATCAAAATTAGACCTGTCCCGTTCAATTTCCTTCTTTAACGCCTTGTCAAACTCCGCATCCTTTCGCCAGCGAAACACCGTAGACTTATTAACATCCAGTGTTCGAGCCACCTTATCGTTTGCCTTGGAAGGATTCCACCTATCCAAAACAATCAACTGAACGGCCTGCTGCTGTAAATCACTTAACGCCATCAATAACTCCACAACGTAGGACGTGGAACATGAAAGTTATCCTCTGCCCCTACCGTGTCCAGATGCAAAAACCGCCTCGATCCACTTTGCTGAACCCCAATACCCGTAAATCCCAGTTTTACAGCAGCAAAAAGAACCTGATAGGCAAATGCCCTTTCACACGCCACATCTACCGCCTTACCCGTAGTATGAGAGCCACTAGGCTTACCATCCGCGATCTTAGCCGCCTCAATCGTATGATCTATAGACCGATAACCTGAAGTAATCGTCAACGGCTTACCTACCGTTTCACGTAATCGCTGCAACTTATCCATAAACTCATCGTCCACTTTACACATACCCGTTTGTGAACAACTTAGCTCAGAATGCGAAAAGTTGGGCCAGCGGTCTTTAGGCCATTCACTTTCTTTGTATTCTCTTATCATCAACGTAAATGTAGCAAAAACAAAAATCTACGCAATATAAAAAAAATATTATAGCAAAAGCGTGGGATTCTCAAAAATAAAACAGGTTGACAAATAAAAACCACCCCCCTATCTTGCAACTATATTCGTAAAGCTTTGATAGCGTTTTAGTTCTGAGTTACCGCTCAGATCAGTTTTGTGTTCCCTTCTGAGTTCGCGCTCAGAAGGGGCTTTTCGTTGGAATTCGGATCTGTAGAGAACGAGTGTAGCGATGCTACCCCACTGGCTCTACAAACCGTGATACAGCCGCTACCAGGGGGTAGGTCAACAGCGGCAAACCTTGGGTGAAAGCAGGGAGAGGTGACCTACGGTTCGGTGTAGAACCGACAAGTAGCCTGCAAGCCGGAACGACACACCGCTCTTTCGGCAGCTATACGAGGAACTCAACGTGACGATCAAGTCATAAGAGGGAAAAAGCGTAAGACAGGAGAGAGGCTAATCGCCTCCTCCGTCTACAGCAAACACACATAAACCACAGGAACAATCTCCTGGGGTAAGCTACCGGTGTAACTTCCAAAGAATCTAACGCTCTAATCAATTCCATTAATTCCTAAATTATACAGAGCAACTACTTCCCAAGTTCCGCAATTCCAAAATGGTGAAATACAGGGCCGCGTGTCTGTGAGTATATACGGGTTCGTTTCTCTTTCCAGGCCCGCCTAATCGCTTCGCTTTGTCGATGGGCCGACATCAAAAAAATTAAATTGTTTAGCTTTTTTACAAGGACTTATATTACGCCTTATAAAGCCTCTGTAAGCTCTTAACGTCTTTAAGTAGGGTAAGAACAGCCTCAAAGTCTCCGGCAGCCGTGACAAGCCTATTAGACACGTAGGAATAGATTGTGATTAATTGCGTACGTTTGCTATCCCACATCAACAACAACAAACCACATAAACCAGAAACCATCTACTCGCCATCCATCCCAAACGCAAGAAAGCCCCCTAACCAAATTGGCTAAGGGGCTTGTCTGTCTCTCCTGTTACTCTGTTTTGTCTATTCGCTATCGCTAAGAATTCCTGCAATGGCTAAGACGATGACCAACATGACGACTTCTATCATTTCGGCAAGCCTTCCACACCACAGGCTTCTAAAAATTTCTGTCTGTCAAACATCCCGTTAAACTGTGGTAACATCTTGGCAAATCTTAGGGCTACGTTTTCCCGTTCGTATGTGTTCTCAATCTCTGCGATGGTGTCGGCTATAGCTTGAAAATGTTTCCTTGTCATGGCTATTTTCTCCTATGGTTTATGGTTAGCCTATTGAGTGCATAAAAAATTGTTCTGGGTCTGTTTCTTCTAAAACTTCTTTGGCCCAGAAATGAAAAGCCTCTTGTAGTGCTTCCTTAATGAGTGCAGGTCTTTTAACTTCTCTGTATTGGTAACGTAATAATGCGTGGCCTAACGGCTGTAATAATTCGTTAAGAGTTCTTGTGATCTCTGACCTATCAATCGTCAGTAAATCCTCATAGTATCTCCCATCATCTCCTTTCGCTTGCATTTGGTAATTAAGACGGTGGTCATCATCGCTTCCAATGTCCCTACAAACTACTTCCCATACTGTTGTTTTTGCTGTCGTACCTACTTCGCAAACTGCGTGCGTTTGGTGCGTAAATTCTATCATGGTTTATAAGCTCCAGTAAATGGTGAGGGCTATTATAGTTATAGTAATGCCGATCCAATCGCAGATAACTTTTGTCTTGTCTGACATCTTACACAAGCCCAAACTGTATAAGAGCTATTGAAACAATACCAGAAATACAAACTGTAGCTATTGCACTCATAAAAAAGTTTTCTGTGGGGCGTATCCTATACTCTCCCGTAAACAATCCCAACGAATCCCGTACGGGAACTAGTACGAAAAATCCCTTGCGATGTGGGGCGATTTTTTCACTATCAATTCTTAACATTTTGCTATCTCCTATGATGAGTAATGGTTAATGATGTAAATATTATAAATTCTCTTTATACTGTCAAGTTTCTTTTTGAAAATGTGTATTTATTGGCCATCCAAACGGCTTTGGCGAATCCTCTTGGGGTAGCACTGCGAATCGTCTTAGTCTTCTCAGATTTTCCACCTAATTTTTGGTGCTGTGTACTGTTGCCAAATCCTATACAATCAACGGGGCATTTTTTTGGCATCACGAAACTGTCACTAGTCCATAAACAGGTTTTTTTACTGTAGGCATCCTGTGGGGCTATGTAGTCGGGATACTGTGGATGTTGTCCATCCTTGACACTGATATATCCACCATACTGATAAGGATGAAAAGTATAGTTTGGTTTTCTCCATATTGTGGACATAACCGAAACTGGATTTTCTATGATATATGGAATGCCTAACTCATCACATAAATGGGCTAACCATCTTGCAGGTCTAACAGCGTCAAGTTGAAAATTTCTATTGTCTTTTGCTTTACTCTTAAACCAACGCGCACCACTCACAGCGAGGTGATCACATGGGAGAAAACAGTAAACCAATTTTATGTTTTCGCTATCGTCTGAAAGGATATCATAGATGTTGTCAAATGAGAAAAGATCTGCATGGTGTGCAGTTATATTTTTGTGATGATGGCGAAAGCCTTTATCATCAATGTAGCCTTCCTTATGTGTTGCAGGTTGCCAATGTTTAATGTCATAGATATGACAATCATAGTTATCGTCAGCCCAATCTTTAACGGCTAATCCTGTGAAATCGAATAGTGATATTATTTTCATCTTGCGTTGTCTCCTGTTCGGGTTAAATGGTCTATCCAATATAATCTTTCTTTATATCAGCGCAAGTACTAATTTTGTTTTGTGTTTCGTTTTGTGTCTGTGTCCATAGTGTTTAATCTGATCCAATCAAAAAACAATTCTGACCAATTTTTAACAATAAACAGCTGTATCCAAACTCCGATTACGTTCCCGATTACGATTCCGATTACGTCCTGGATTAAGGCAGCATGGTGACCGATTACAACTCCGATTACGATTCCGATTGGCCTCAAGTATTCACCGGTATTCCTTGAGACATTTATACCGGTGAAAAGAATTGTTTGACAAGAATATAAACCCACCATATATTGGTCAGACCATTTAATCATTTAGTCATTCTAACTTGGAGGATAGCATGAAAACGTACAACGGACACCGGAGTTATTCCGCCTGGAATGTCGCACTCTGGATCGGCAACGACTACGGTTTATACCAAGACGTATGTCGGCAGATTAAAATTGTCGGAGAAAATGCCTGTATGCCTTTATTGCGTATTCGTGATAACGGCACTGGTGAAAGCCCCACCGAAGAAAAAATCCAGGAAATAATCAAAAACGTAACCG